CAACTTTTAAATATGATACCGAAGGATTAGCAGTGTACGTTCCAGGTTCTGGAATTTTGTTTAAAGATGGAATTTGTGCAACATTATCACAAACAACAGGAACTGACGGAAGCGTTACGTTAACTATCACAGGAGCGTAGTATGGCTAACACTACCTCTGGTTCTTATTCTTTTGATAAGAACCTCGGAATAGATGAAATTATTGAAGATGCATATGAACGTATTGGTATGCAGGGTGTTTCTGGTTATCAATTAAAAACTGCGAAACGATCTTTAAATATTTTATTTTCTGAATGGGGTAATAGGGGCTTACAATTTTGGGAAGTAAAAAACCAAAATGTAGCATTAGTTAATGGACAAGCTGTATATACTTTTTACAGGTCTCCAGCTGATGGTACTTCTTCTGGTATTTCAACCACACTATCCGCAGGAATAAATGCAGCAGTCACTACTATTGGTGTTGCCTCTGTTACAGGAATGCCTACAACAGGTGGTATAGTTCTTATTGGTACTGAACAAATTACTTACTCTGGAATATCATCATTAAATTTAACAGGATGTGTTAGAGGTGTTAATGGTAGCACAGCAGCTACACACAGCACTGGTGATACAGTTGTTCAATTTCCAAACGGTATGACTGATATACAAGAAGCTAACTATAGAGTTGCTTCTACAAGTGTTGATACACCGATGACAAGAATCAGTAGATCTCAGTATCAAGGTTTTTCTAACAAAACAGATTTAGGTTTACCTACACAGTATTGGGTACAAAGATTTATAGATAAGGTGACTATGACTTTGTATTTAACACCCGGTAGTTCTCAAGCTGGAAATTTTATTAATTTTTATTATACAAAAAGAATTGATGATGTAGGAGCATATACAAATGCAACTGATGTGCCTTATAGATTTGTACCTTGTATGATAATGGGTTTAGCTTATTACTTAGCTATAAAATATGCACCACAAAGAGTTCAAGAATTAAAATTATTGTATGAAGATGAATTAAAAAGAGCAGAGTCTGAAGATGGTTCTTCTAATTCTACTTACATATCACCTAAAATCTATTACCCTGGTATTGGTTAATGACTACTTTTGCACAAGGTAAATACGCCTTAGCTATCTCAGACAGATCAGGCATGGCTTTTCCATATAATGAAATGGTTAGAGAATGGAATGGTGCCTTGGTCCATGTTTCAGAGTACGAGCCTAAACAACCACAGTTAGATCCTAAACCGACAAGTGCAGATCCACAAGCTTTACAAAGAGCAAGAACGGCTAGAACAGAATTTCCAACAGAAGATTTTTTACCAGAAAATCCTTTTGTAACTGCATCTAATACCACATTAAAAATTAATTTTCCAAATGGTGATTTACAAGTAGATGATTTTGTAAGATTTAGAAATGTTAAATCTCCAGTAGGTGGTGTTGCAATATCAACATTACAAATGTCTACAACATTAAATGGGGCAATAACAGATACTGCTACTACAATTAATTTAACTGATGGATCTGAGTTCCCTACTTCAGGTTTTATTGTAATAGAAAAAGTTTTAACTTCTTCCGATACAACGGACCCGCTTCTTGTTGGAACATATCAAAATGAAGTTATACAATACACAGGAAGATCTACACATCAACTAACTGGTTGTACTAGAGGAACAAGTGCTCCTTACAGAGGGGCTTCTCCCCAACCCACAGTTGCCGGATCTCATTCTAATTTAGCAAAAGTTTTTGGTTGTTATAAAGTTGTTTCTTTAAATGAAACATCGGTTCCAAGTACAGGTCAACCATCTACAACTACACAATTTGATGGTATAAATGTTACACTAACTAACGCTGCATCAGGCACAGAAACAGGAGGTGGTTTCCAGTGTACAATTGGACCCATAAATGATAGAGGTTAATTATGTCAGGAGTTAAAAAATACGATTACAGCACATTAACTACAGCAATAAGAGATTACACAGAAGTAAGTTCTGATGTTTTAACTACAACTGTTGTTGATGGAATTATTATGGCTGCTGAATTTAGAATATATCAAGAGCTTCCTATGGACTCTCAAAGATTTGTTCAAGAAGGAACACTAGCAGCTGATGATAACACAATTAATTCTCCTGCAGGAGCCTTATTTATTAGAGGTATAGAAGTATTTAACTCTACAGCGAACACAGAAGGTAACGGAACTTGGTTAGAAAAAAAAGATCAAACTTATTTATCAGAATATACTGACAGATTAACAGGGCCTGAAGGCGATTTAACGGCACAGGATGTTACAGGATTTCCTAAATATTATGCAATGTTTGGTGGTGCTGATAATACAACAGACACATCATCAGGAGGTATGTATATAGCCCCTACACCCGATGCCGCTTATAGATTTAGAATTTATTACAATAAAATGCCTAATGGTCTTGGATCTGGCACCGGTTTTAATAACAATACTTATTTAAGTACATACTTTCCTCAAGGGCTTTTATATGCATGTTTAGTAGAAGCTTTTGGATATTTAAAAGGTCCAATGGATATGTTGACTTATTATGAAAATAGATATAAAAATGCAATACAACAGTTTGCAGGTATGCAACTTGGAAGACGAAGACGAGACGATTACACTGACGGAACAGTTAGAATACAAGTCAAGTCACCGTCTCCGTAATAAGGAGAAAAATTATGGCAATATCATCGGCAGTATGTAACAGCTTTAAACAAGAAATTTTAGTTGGTACACACAATTTTACAGCATCATCTGGAAACAGTTTTAAATTAGCTTTGTATACAAGTTCAGCATCTTTAGGTGCAAGTACAACAGCTTACAGTTCATCAAACGAAATTTCAAATGCATCTGGTTCAGCTTATACTGCTGGAGGAAAAGCACTTACAAGTGTTACTCCTGTATTAGATGGTTCAACAGCAGTCTGTGATTTTGCGGATATTAGTTTTACTTCTGCATCTTTTACAGCAAACGGATGTTTAATATATAATGATACACAATCAGACAAAGCAGTTTGTGTAGTAGCATTCGGTGGAGACAAAACTGTATCTAGCGGAACTTTTACAATTCAATTTCCCGCAGCAGCAGCTTCAACAGCCATAGTTCGTATAGCGTAGGTATCCCATGTCGGTAGGATGGGGTCGATTATCCTGGGGACAAGCAGGTTGGAACGACGCAACCACTATTAAAGAAGGTTGGGGTCGTCTCACTTGGGGAAACCAAGGATGGGGTGAAGCACCTAACGTAACTCTTTCTGGACAACAAGCAACAACATCCGTAGGTGAAATTACAGTAATACAAAGACCTGGTTGGGGTACTCTTGATTGGGGTGAAAACGGTTGGGGTACTGTTGAGTCAGCAGTAGTTAATTTAACTGCTCCAAGTGAAATGACTTCTAACGTAGGAGCAATAACTCCTGCAGACGTAGTTGGATTAACTGGTCAAGCAGCAACAACTTCTGTTGGAGAATTTACATTTATTTTATCTCCTACAATCACACCAACAGGTCAAGTAGCAACGTCTTCTGTAGGTGAAATTAGTCCTGCTGATCACATTCAAGGATTAACAACTTTAGTTGCAACAACTGCAGTAGGTTCTATAACTGTAGGAGTAGGAGTTCCTTTGACAGGAGTTGATGCAACTTCTTCTGTAGGTGAAATTCAAACAAGTGATGCACAAGTATTTAATATAACTGGTGTAGGAGCTAGTTCTTCTGTAGGATCAATCACACTTGAAATAGGAGTTCCTTTAACAGGGGTTTCTTCAACGTCTTCTGTAGGTACAATTAGTCCTGTTGATGTTATGGGATTGACAGGAGTTTCAGCAACATCTAGTGTAGGAAATATTGCTCCATTAGGATATGGAGATGTTGATATTAGTGGAAATACAAGTTATAACGATGTTGACGTAAGTGGAAATACATCGTATACAGACGTAACACATGTAGCGTAGGAGAAAAATTTTATGGCATCAACATACACACCTCTTGGTATAGAGTTAATGGCTACTGGCGAAAACGCCGGTACATGGGGAACAAAAACAAACGCAAACTTAAATCTTTTTGAACAATTATCAGGTGGATTTAAACAAGTATCTATCGCCGGTGGTGCTCAAACAACTGCTTTAACAATTGCAGATGGTGCATTAACTGGAACAGCTCAAGCTAGAATGATTGAGTTCACAGGTTCTATTTCAGGAAATCAAGTAGTCACAATACCTTTAGATGTAGAAACATTTTACTTTTTAAAAAATACAACATCAGGTGCTTACACGGTACAATTTAAATATGTGTCAGGAAGTGGTGATACTTTTACTTTTGCAACAGGAAATAAAAGTACAGCAATTTTATTTGCAACAGCAAATGATGGAACTAACCCAGATATTATTCAAATTCAAACAGGTGGAGATGTTGTAGATGATACATCACCTCAACTAGGTGGTAACTTAGATACTAACGATTTTAACATTGCTTTTGATGATGCTCACGGAATCATTGATGAAAATGGTAATGAACAATTAATATTTCAAACAACAGGTTCAGCAGTCAATCAATTTGATATGACAAACGCTGCAACTGGAAACGCACCGTCAATATCTGCTACAGGTGGAGATACAAATATAGATGTCGCAATTATTCCAAAAGGATCAGGTGAAACTAAAATTGGAACTGGTGCTGCAGCTGCAACACTTACATCAAGCGGTGCACATGATTTAACTTTAGATACAAATTCAGGAACTAACTCAGGTACAATAACAATTACTGATGGTGCAAACGGAGATATCACACTTACGCCAAATGGAACTGGTGATGTAGTAGCTTCTGCTGATACAGTAAAAGTTGGAGACTCTGGAGCAGCAGCTGTATTAACTTCAAATGGAGCAGGCACACTTACAGTAACTACGGGTGGAGCAACTGATTTAATTTTAAATACAAATAGTGGAACAGACTCCGGAGTAATTCAAATTACAGACGCAGCTAATGGTAATATTGCCATTACACCAAATGGTTCAGGAAACATTGTTCTTGATGGTTTAACTTTTCCAAATGCTGACGGATCAGCAGACACATTCTTAAAAACAAACGGATCAGGTACTTTATCTTTTGCAGAAGTATCTGGTGGTACTTCATGGCAAGCAGTAAAAACTTCTAACTTCACTGCAGTTGCAGGTGAAGGGTATTTTATAAATACAACAGGTGGCGTAGTTACTATGACGCTTCCAAGCTCACCTACAATTGGTGACGAAGTTGCTTTTGTAGATTACGCAGGAACATTTGATTCAAACACAATGACAGTTGGAAGAAATTCTGAAAAGATCAACGGTGCAACTGCTGATCTAACAGTGTCAGTAGAAAGGGCAGCCAATACTTTGGTCTATACAGATGGAACTCAAGGTTGGTTGTTAAAGAATAAATAATCATGGCTACCTATAAAGAAAGCATTGGGACTGCGGTCACTAATGTGGCTGGAGACCCACCTGCTCCTGTAACAGGACAAGTTTGGTATAATTCTAGTGCGGTTAGTTTTAGAGTTTCTACAGAAGTAGCAGCCGGTGCTTGGGCTACTGGTGGTACTATGACTAGAACAGGAGATAAAGCAATTCAATTAATGGCAACAGGAACACAAACTGCTTCTTTAGCTTTTGGAGGAGGTTTTGACAACACAAACTCAACAGAATTATATAATGGAACCAACTGGACAGAAGTAAATAATTTAAATACAGGAAGACGTGGCGGTGCCAGAGCTGGAACATCAACAGCTGCTTTATGTGGGGGAGGTTTTGCATCACCAAGTGTGGTTGTGACTGAATTATGGAATGGAACGAACTGGACTGAAGTAAATGATCTGAATAATGCGAGAGAAGCAATGGCAGGAGATGGAACGTCAACTTCAGCGTTAGCAGTAGGAGGTTCTCCATATAGTTCATCATCTAGTGAATCTTGGAATGGAACAAATTGGACAGCAACAAACAATATGAATCAAGGAAGATATTTTTTAGCGGCATCGGGAGCAAGCAATACTTCAGCAATAGCTATAGGAGGAGAACCAACACCTCATGGTTCAAAAACTGAACTTTGGAATGGATCTAACTGGACTGAAGTAAATGATTTAAGTGATGGTGCTAGAACAGGTTTAGCGGCATCTAATGGATCAGCAACAGCGTCTTTAATATTTGGTTCTATGAAACCAGCTGTTAGCGCAAAAACTGAATCGTGGAATGGAACTAACTGGTCAACTAAACCTGCACTTAACACAGCAAGAGGTTATTTAGCTGGTTCTGGAACTTCAACAGCAGCTTTAGCTATTTCTGGATATGAACCGGGTGCTACTTATGTAACAGAAGAATTTAATTCACCAGGAACAGTAACAAAAACAATTACAACATCTTAATAAGGAGGAAACTATGGCAAAAACAAAACAATACTGTGTAGCAGAAAACTGGGGCAAAGGATTCATTGAACACTCTGAATCTTCTAAAATCAAGTTTGCTGGCTATCCTGGTAATGTTTGGCAGATTCCAGCACACAATAAAAATGCAAATCTTTGGATTAATAAAGTGTTAGGAACTGTTAAAACAAGGGATGAAGCACAAGCAATTGTTGACGGTGTGGTCACTGCAGAACAAACTGCATGGGACGCTTTATCTGATGAAGAAAAAACTATCAGACTAAGACCATCGGACATAACATTAGAGGAATAAAAATTTAAATGGCTACGTACAAAGACATACATGGATCTAAAATACAGAATGTAAGTTCTGATCCACCTACTTCTGTCGCTGGAGATTTGTGGTATAATTCTACGTCTGGAGAGTTAAAAGTAAACTTAGGAACTCCAGTAGTAGCTTGGTCGACAGTTAATAGTTTGAATCAAGCAAGAACAAGTACGTCAGGGGCTGGTACAGCTACAGCTGCCATAGTAGTTGGAGGATATTCGTCAACTTACCTTGCAGATACAGAAGTATGGAATGGAACTAATTGGACAGAAGTAAATAATTTAAACGCTGCAAGAAACAGCACGGGATCAGCTGGAACTTCTACATCAACTTTAACTTTTGGTGGATTTCCTGGTGGAGGACCACCTACCACTCAAGCAGGTGCAACAGAATTATGGAATGGAACAAACTGGACTGAAGTTAATGATTTGAATACAGCAAGAAGAACATTAGCAGGTGCAGGGGCTAGTAACACAGCAGTTATAGCTATGGGTGGGTTTTTACCACCTGGCACCAATGTTGTAGAAACTTGGAATGGAACTAACTGGACTGAAGTTAATGATTTAAATACACCTAGATATGCGGCAGCTGGAGCAGGAATTCAAACAGCAGCTTTACTTATTGGTGGTGCAGGAGGAACACCTTTAACAGAATCTTGGAATGGATCTAATTGGACGGAAGTTAACGATTTAAACACTGGAAGAGAGGCTTTAATGGGTAGTGGTGTTCAAACATCAGCATTAGCTTATGGTGGAGCAACACCAGCAGGTGTAACAGAACAATGGAATGGAACTAATTGGACAGAAGCAAATGATTTAAATACTGCAAGATTAAGAGCTGCTTCTGCAGGAGCAACTAATACATCAGCACTAGCTTCTGGTGGTGTACCAGCACCTGGTACACCTTCTGATGTAGCATTGGTAGAACAATGGAGTGTTAGTGGTGGAGTATCAACAATAGATTTAAGTTAAAATATTATGGCAACATACAAAGAAATACACGGAACAAATATAGAAGTAGTATCTTCAGATCCATCGAATCCTGTTAATGGACAACTTTGGTATAATACTTCTACGAACAAGGTAAAAGGTTTTTTAATTAATCCTGGATCATGGTCAACAGGTGGAACTATGAATACTGCAAGAGGTAATATGGGAGGAGCAGGTACACAAACATCTGGTTTAGTTTTTGGTGGACAACCACCACCTGTAACTGCACTAACAGAATCATATAATGGAACGAATTGGACTGAAGTTAATGATTTAAATACTGCTAGACAAGTTTTAGCAGGCGCTGGAGCATCAAACACGTCTGCTCTAGCTTTTGGTGGGTTTAGGTTTCCAGGAGGTCCACCGAATGGACAAGTAAATAAAACAGAAACTTGGAACGGATCTAACTGGACTGAAGTAAATGATTTAAATACTGGGAGACGAAATATAGCAGGTGCAGGAATTCAAACATCAGCTCTAGGTTTTGGTGGATATCAAGATACTGGAGGACCTCCAACATCAGAATTTTTTGCATTAACAGAATCTTGGAATGGAACTAACTGGACTGAAGTTAATGATTTGAATTATGGGAGAAATAATTTAGCAGGAGCAAGTAATGTTAATACAGCTGCATTGGCATTTGGTGGAAACCATGCTCCTTCTCCAGCAGGATTAGCATTAACAGAATTATGGAATGGAACTAATTGGACTGAAGTAAATGATTTAAATCAGTCAAAACGTTCTTTAGCAGGCGCTGGAGTTTCTACAGCAGCTTTAGCTTTTGGTGGTAGCGCTGATGGTGTGCCAACAGCTGGACAGTTAACAGAAACTTGGAATGGAACTAATTGGACTGAGACAGGAGATCTGAGTACTGGCAGAAATGGTTTGGCAGGAATGGGAACTAATACTGTAGCGTTAGGTGCTGGTGGTGATCCTGCAACAGGCGTATCAGAAGAATTTTCTTCTGGTCCAGCAACAGTTACATTTTCTACTTCATAAGACTTGTAATATATTTTAGATAATATATATAAGAGAAAACTATAAAGGATAAAGAAATGACAGATAAAAAAGACGTTAAAGATATTATACAAAAAGAAGAAACTCATTTAAATAATTTATTGGAACAACAAGACCTTACCGATTTTAAAGGTATGGTGGACGAGCTTCGTGATACTTGGACTAAAAAACAAATGTTTCGAACAGAAACAGAAGCAAGGTTTTCTGTATTACAGGACAATAGATATCCAACTAAAGCTGCAAAATATTGGCAGTGTGTAAGAGAACAATCATCATACTTAGATAACCTAATGACTTTATCGTTTGATTATAGAAGAAACGAAGCAAAGATAACTTGGTTAGAAAAGAAAATAGATAAAGAAGAAGATGAATACAAAAGAACTAAATATCAAATAGATTTAGACGAAACTAGATTTAGTAAAGCGTCTATGGAAAAAGTTGCAAAACATAGAATGAGAGAAATTAAAATGTGGTCTAAATTGAAAAAAGAATTTAATGATGGATCATTTAATGATAAAGATGTTAACCAACATCAGTTAGAGTCTTATGGTAGACAATACCACGAAAAAGCTAAAACTTTAAATGAACACTCTGATCAAAATGAAGTGTTTAATGTAATAGGTCAATTACAATCATTACAAAGAATTAAAAAATCAGGTGAATTAGAAAACAATACAGAAAAGAAAGAACAGCTAACTCAAAATGACAAACCAACAACGGACTACCCGTAAGTTATTTTTTTTAGTCGCACAACCTAGATCTGGTAATACTTTGTTTGCGAGTATTATGAATCAAAATAAAGACATAGCAGCTACTGCTAACTCTTTAACATTAGAGATAATGAAAGATTTATTTTTACTTAAACAAACTGATGTCTTTCAAAATTATCCTGATCACAGATCATTAGATAATGTACTAGATAATGTATTTAATAACTACTACCAACATTGGCCACAACGTATAATTATTGATCGTGGACCTGTAATGACAGAAAGTAATTTTCAATTAATGCAAAAACATTTTAAATATGGTTTTAAATGTATTGTAATACTAAGAGATCTAATGGATGTACTTGCTAGTTATATGCAATGGTATACAAAAAACCCCGATGCATTTCCTAATCGACATAATTTAAATACCGATGAAGAAAAATTAATGATGATAATGAATAATAAAGGTGCTGTTGCAAAAGAGTTAGAAGCTATAAAAAATAGTTTTAATTATCCAGGTATTTGTCATTATGTAAAATATGATGATATAGTTACAAACCCTGAACAAGAGTTTAGAAAAATATATCAATTTTTAGATGAACCTTATTTTAATCACAGATTTATTGATCTAGATCAAGTAAATGTCAATGGTTTATCTTATAATGATAAAATAGTTGGTAACAATATGCATAAACTATTTGATGGACCTGTTAGAAAAGTATATAATCCTTACATTGAAAGGATTCCAGAAAGTATAAGAAAATTATATGGACACATTAAATTTTAAACCAACGTTTTTAGGTCAATGTATTATTAAATACGAAGTGCCATTGGATATTTTTATGTCTATTAATCAAATCTATGAACAAAACTATAATGGTCTTGCACCCGCTAACGGACAGTTAGTTGGTAAAATAGAAAAAGAACATTCTTTATATTATCATGGTAAAGATCAAACAAAGATGAAGAACCATAACGTTCTGCCTAAAAATGTAACAGATTATTTTATGCAAGTGTTTAATCATTATTTAAATTTTAATGCTATACGAGATTATAAAACTCATTTAAATTCTATATGGGTTAATGAAATGAAACAGCATGAATACAATCCAGCTCACATTCATAGAGGAATGTTATATACAGGTTTATCTAGTGTAATGATTTTAAAACTACCATCAACATATGGTAAAGAATATTCAGCAGAGCACATACAACAGAATGGTAGACTGCAAATATTAGGGGCAGCCAATGGTCAGTTTGCTAAGATAGATTATCAACCACCCATGGACCTTAGAGACTTTTATATCTTTCCCTATGATATGAGACACTGTGTATATCCATTTAATGGAACCGATGAGACAAGACGAACTCTTGCTGCAAACTGTGATGTAGATTTTGATCCGATTAGAAATAGAGGGGCTAACTAATGGATAAACAATATTATATAGATAACCACATAGGGTTATTTAAAAATTTTATGCCTAATAAATTAATAGATGATTATACAAATTATTTTAATAAGTGTGAACAACAAGGTGCAGTATATCCAAGACGAGAAGATGAGATGTTGGTATCAGATAATGCAATTGATACTATAAGAGATACTAATGTTGCAATGA